CTGCATTGTCAATTCAGCAGATGTGAAGTTGACACCGATGTGCTTTTGTGAAGCAACAGTCAAAGTGGTGAACTGTTCGTTGTCGTCCTGAACTTGCAGGGCGGCGCCGTCGGTCACCAAAGCGCGGTCGGGTAAACGGATACGCAGTGTAGAACCGATCTTTGCACCTTCAACAGCAAAGCTGTCGTCGTACTGGCGGTTCACGTTGCGGGTGATTACAAGGTTGTTCTCCAGAATTTCCAGAGCCTTGCGGGTGATCATGTCGATCGTTAAAATACTGTTTGACATTTGAAGTCCTTTAAAAAATTAGCGGTTGCGTTGTGCTTCGTGCTTACGAATCTGGCGATTGCGCTCGGCTTCAATCCACTCCGAAGTACTCATGGTTTTGATTGACCTAGGGTCAGTCGTATCATGGCTCGGGCTTCCCGAAGACCGCGCAGTTACCGGACTAATAGGCGTTGGCGCAGAAGTTGATTTTTTTACCGGAGGATTGTCAGACAATCTGACTTCAATCTTTCCGATTTCTCTTGCCTGCAAAATAGGGGGCAAACGAGCAATGCGTTCAGCCTCTTTGGGGTTTGAACCTAGCCAATAAGCTAGATCAGGCCCAAGGTCAGAATACTGAATTGTTTCAGCCATTACGTCAGTGATTCGCAGCTTTGGGTTGTACACGACATCTTCAAAATCGTCGTATTTGTCCCGAGCCTTTTCTTCACGTTCGCTATAAGCTTCTACAATTTCAGCTTGTTCCTTTTGGCGATCCCGTTGAGCAATCAATTCTTCGGCTTTTCTGAGGGCCAGTGCTTCCGCATAGGCATCAGTGCTTTCAAAATTGTCAATCGACGGCATTTCCTTGGGAGCAACTGGCGCGGTTTGCCGCGCGGCTTGTTCACGTTCCCATTTGCGCTGTTCTCTTGCGAGGCGCTTGCCAATAGCAGCGTCAAGTTCCTCTTGCGAGAATGTCTTGGCAGGCTGGTTATCAGCTACTTCCGGCAAATTTGCTACAACTTCAGGTGCGGCCGTCACATCCTTCGCTGGCGCGGAGTCTACTTCCGCTAGGTTTTGGACTTCTTCAGTCATGTTTTAACTCTTTAGAGTTCCCGGTGAACCTCACCGGTAAGGTTTAAAGCATTCTTGTAACAACTCTTTGCCCAGCGGTTAAGCCAGTTGCAAAGGTAATTGTTGTCGTATTGGTTTCAGTATAGTCGTAATTAAACTCTTTGACGAGTCCATCTACGATTACCATCAAATAACCACCAAGGCCGTATTCGGGCACAGTAAACACTGTTTGCGCGGCGGCGGCAACTATTGTAGGGGTTTGAACGCTTGGGCTGCTGTTGACGCCCGCCGCAGTCCAGATCAAGTTATCTAATGAATCTTTAAGCAGCAGCGTGTAACGTGACGGGCCAAACCATACGTTTGCTTCGCCGCGCGAGTCCAAGATAACAGGGTTTGCATTTGTAAAGTTTGCCGTGCTATCGGTATATGTAGCCAAAGGAACGGTAGTTCCGCTGGCGTAAGTAAACAGTTTGCCGCCGACCAAAGGAACGCCAGCAGCAGTAAAAAACTGCATCTTGGGGGATGGGCTGAGTGTGGCAATCATGCAATTTCCAATTCTTTAATTTGCGCGGTAATAGTAGCCGTTGACGTGTTGCGGTCAATGCTCAAATAGCCTTTGCAAACAATGTTGTAGTCCACGCCGTTGTCATCTTTTTCGCTTTTGATAGGGGTAGTGATGTCTAAGTTCTTAAACAAAAACTCTTTGCCATTTTCAAAAACGCGCCAGACGTGATCCATTGAACCGCGCCCTACTTGGCCTCTCGATTTATTGAACCGAATCTGGTACGTATTCATATGATCTCTGCCGCTGGCATTGGGTAGGAAGTTTGAGGAGCAGGAATCACTGTCAAATTAAAATGCACAAACTTGATTGGCAAGTCAGCCGCATGTCGGGTAAACGAGTGAGACAACCATGAGTTGGCAAAGATCATCATGCCGGGTTTTGGCGTGAAGTTAATCATCTTGCTGGCAGGGGTCGCCATGTTTATGTCTTGCTCAGGTAGGTCAATCTGCACTTTGGCAGCACGTGGGTCGTGGAACACTACGCGAGAGCCATCTTCTGGTGTCTCAAGGAAGTAAAAACCCACAATCTGTGAGCCAAACCCGTGAACGTGTGCATCCATTGCAGAGTGCTTGTGATGTTCTTGTGTCCACATTTCTGTAAGCTGCACCGCCTTGTCTTGCATGGCGTAACCTTGCTCATTGAGAATATTCCAAGCAGTTGCCCCGACAAACTCTGAGAACCCAGCCATGCGGGGATCACCAAAGTAGTTTTGCGTCATGTAGACAGGATAAATTTCATTAAGCGATTGCGTCTTACGGGCTTCAACCAAACCCTCTTCAGAAACAGCGTTAACTGATTCCAAAAAGTCAAGCCGCTCAATAATGTAGATTGGGCAGGGAAAGTGATATGCAACTTGAAGCTGTGTTTGCAGGACAACTTCAGCCACCGACTCGGCAGCTTTGCACACTTTGGCTACCTTGCTCATACGGCTACCCAAGCCCACGCAATAAAATCAAACTTATACTCACCTTCTGGGCGCGCTGGAGTATCTCTCCAGTTGGCATCCGCGCCGCACCAGAAAGTCATAATGCCAGCGGCAAGTTTAATTTCATCCGCAGCGGGGCGTGGAATTGGAGGAACCATTGTGTTGGTAGCCTCGTCCAAAGTCCAAGCAGACCAATTTTCAGCTTGGTCACGAGAGTTGAACGCGGTAATAACATTTTGTTGTTTGGCGGTCTTCTCTTCAGCAGTCATATCGCGCACTGACCACACATCAGTCCACACACCGTCTATTTTGATGTAGACAGGATCATCAGATTCTAAAACTTGGTACACCCCAAGCGTAGGACATTCAACACGAATAAACGGTTCCCAACGGGTAGGGATTACACCAAAGGCTTGAATGAGGTTGTCCTCATAAGCAGGGTGATTTTTGGTTACACCATTTTCAGTTTCAATGTAGAGTTTCATAAATTGCCAGTGTTTGTAGATGGAAAGCTACGGGTTGTACCGGGCCAAATGATACGGACTGCTCCACTTGCACCAGAACCTGGGTATCCACCTGATATGCCCGGCATTGCACATTGTTGGCCAAACCCAGCACCACCACCGCCGCCGCCGTACGAACCGCCGCTACCACCATCGCCGCCGTATGTAAACCCCGGCCCAGTAGAACCACCGCCAGTGCCACCACTAGAGCTGCCAGTTCCGCTACCCGCCCCGCCAGACCCGCCAACACCTTTACCACCGGATATACTTGCGGCGGAACCATTATTGCCCGTGTTATAAGCAAGAATTCCAACACCGCCACCGCCACCGCCGCCGCCGCCGCTATAGCAATATGTTGGAGTACCGCTATTACCGCCGCCACCATTTCCTGCGCTGCCCCCACCAGAAGCAGTGGTTATGCCCGTAATAACGCTTGTTGTTGGTGTTTGTGAAGTAAAAGCACTACGACCCGCGCCCACTGTCAAAGGATAAGAATTTCCAGGAATTACAGTTTGATTATTTCCGTAAAAAATAGCACCACCTGTACCTCCAATGCCATTACCAGAATTACCACCAGTACCACCACCGCCAACAACTATAGCGGAAACAGAAGTAACACCCAAAGGAGCAACCCATGTAAAGTTTCCTGAGGATGTATAGGCTTGTTGACCGGGAGGCAAACCGCCACCGCCACCAGCGAAAGCAAGCATTATTCCACTCATGATACGTTTCCAGTTACAACGCACACAGTGCCGCTAATAAACAAAATGTTGCAAACGCCGCGAGTTGCCAGCGAAAGCGTTGCTTTATCTGCATCGGTGCCTGCTTGATAAGCAGTTGTAATTGAGAATGTAATGGTGATTGCACCGCTTGTGTTGTTAAAAATAAGAACAGCATCACCGGCCGAAAATACTGCGTCTGGCACAACAATCGCACCACTTGTGCCAACTTCAATAAATTCACCCACATCGGTCGTTGCCAATGTGTAGCTGCTTGTTTTAGCCGAACCAGATTGAGGGATAGCACGGAGTTTTCCAGCACTGTCGCTGTAAGTAGCGCTTGTGGTAACAACGCCCGTGCCTTTGGGCGTAAGCGTCAAACTAATGTTTGTGTCAGTGCCGTCAGCGGCCAGTGTTGTACCGGCCAGTGTGACGCCCGCAGCAGCCACATTGGTGTCAAAGGTCGTGCCGTTGACCGTGGTAGCCGTGACCGTAGTGGCGGTTACAGACGTTGCCGAAACAGCTTTGCCTGCCGTCAAGTTATTGACTGACACTTGGACAGTGCTGCCCGATTGGACAATCGGCAGGACTTCAGTACCAGCAAGCGGGGTCGATGCCGCTGGCAGTTGGGAAATTTTTAAGTCAGCCATTTAATCACTCCAAAAGAATATAGTCGCCATTTTCTTGAACAAGGTTTGCCCCAGATTCTGTCAGCAAATTATCTACTGTCAAGCTGTTGTCAATTGTGCCGGAAAAAAGCGTGGCAATGCCGCCAAGCCCAATTGATATAGCATTTCTGACAGCAATTCCAAAACTCATTGGATGTTTACCGGTTTACAGTAAATTGATCCAGTCGCCGACACT